GAACCAAACACCCACGGCCCTCATAGCACCAGAGACCAGGTTCCGCCGGGGTAAACACCTTGATAACTTTTCATCCACATAGTACCGGTCCATTCATATTGTGTACCAGTAGTTATGTTGGTCACGTATTGCGTGGTACTTTCATCAGCGGCCACGAATACCACACGCCAGCGATTGCCCATCCACTCGATTATATCGTTGGCCTGGGCCACTAGGGGTTGACCCTGATCACCCAGCCATGCCAGGGGATTGGCAGTGTTGGCCCAGCTACCTGTGCCTTCGGTCAGTAAGTATCTTACACCGGTTACAGGTTCTGGTAAGCCATCACCGGGTGCGCTCAACAACGGATCAATGATGGCATTGATGGGTTCCAGCGTATTTTGGGGCGCAGTGTCAGCATCGGGAGTATAGATAACGAGACGTTCATCATTGGGGTCGATAACAATAGTACCAATGATTTGATTGTCGGGATTGTCCACGGGATTGTTGAGGCGGATCTGACTGATACCAGGCCGCAATACACCATATCCGGAGATCACAGATGTCCATAGCACGGGGCTATCGGCCACGATCTCGGTGGGGGTAAGGCTATCCAACGAACCATTGGGCACGATAGTAGGGTCATTCAACACTTGTATCTTGTTGTCTATCACGACCAGCTTGTACATCCAGGGAGTGACCATGACCCGGGTTCCCATCAAGAGATCGTTGTTCATGATGGCATCATTGTAATCACCCTGGGCATCATACATGCTCATGATAACACGCTCGACCACACCCAATTTCTTGACCTTGACCGGGCTTGATATCCATATGGGAAGGTTGAATTTTAGGGTAGAGATATCAATGGGGTTATCAGTGCCCTGGGGTATGGTGCGGCTGGTCCATGTGCTGGATTCCAGCTCGACCACAGATAAACTGGTCCAGTCCAGGAAGTTATCGGTGCTCTGCACTTCTAGGCTGGGGTTGAATAGTGTGACCATTTGTTCCAACAGCTGGAATTTTTGGTTGGTATTGCTGGTCCAGATATCAAGATTGATGCTTAACTTGTAGGGCACCGGCATCAGGCGTTCCACAGTGAATGCATTGCCCTGCGTGGTTTCGTAGGTCTCAGTTGAGGGATCATAGGTACGCTGGCGCACCGATACCTTGTTTACATGATAGGGCTCTTGCATGCGTGGACGGTCATAGTCAAACCCGGTGATGTAAAAGGTCATGAGTGGTGTGCTGGGTAGATTGTTTGCTGAATTTTCTTGTATGATGGTTTGCGCGTTGCGGGTGGCATCACCGTAGCGCACCGGCACACGTAGATAGGCCATTTTGTTGGGATCGTTTTTGTCGCGTCCATACTCGACTTGGAATCCTGACACGATACGGGTAAATTGCAAAAGGAAACGACGTATTTGCTCGTCGTAGAAAAATTGCTGTGTTATGGTCATGTTTAGCTCGACTTTTGTCCTGGTTGTGTGTTGGGATAAGGCTTGGCCGGGAAGAATCCACCTTCGCTGCCATTGTCGGCGCGGGGACGTAGCACTTCGCTGAGACTCTGGCGGCTGGGTATGTTGCCTTGGTCCGTGGTCGGGGTGGTGTAGGTATTGTTGACAAAGCTGCTACGCAGAGTGTCATTGACACTGCCGTTGTTGAGATTGGTACGTACTTTGTCTTCGATACGTACCCAGATTTTACCATTGTAGCGGAATAGTCTGTTGGGAAAATAATCCATGCGCAGGAAGAACTGTCCGGGTATGGCACCGGGTGGGAATACCACACCCACGCCACAGGGCAAGCCATTGGGTGGAACACCGTCCCCGGTCAAATACCCCACCACATAACCATCGCCGTTGGGCGTGACATTCATACCACCCTGTGTACCGTCCACAGTGGTAGTTGAATCCGTGGTCAATGTATTGGGATTGGCCGGTTGACCACCACCACCGGGCTGATACGGTTCCCAGTAGGCTTGATTGGTAAGGGCCACCCCAGGCGGTACATTTTGCTGTGCGGTCCAATACTGGCTTCCAACATTGACCACTGCACCATTGTTGTAGCTGGAATCTCGATCCCAGAGATTCCATACCGGCGGTATGGGTGGATTTGCCGGGGTAGTCGCGACCACGTAATAGTTCTTGACATCGTAGCCTGATGCGGGTACCTCCACATCGGCCTGGACCAGTATGGCATCATTGATCTCTTGATCTTTGACGCGGGTGGTCATGAGTTCATCTTGCGTGCCTGGTGTATAGGGTTGCCAATAGTCAGTGTTGGTTATATCGGTACTGGCCGGGGTATTTTGCGTGGCCTGGTAGTAGGTATTGTTGTAGTTGACTATGCTGCCCTGGGGATAGAAATTATCCGAATCCCAGATGGTGCTGTCAACCATGGGTTTCTTGAGTATGTCTTTGTACTCCTGGGCATTGGTCAGGGGCGTGGCCTTGACGCGCCAGACGTGCGGTAACCAGGTCTGACTGAAACCTTCGCTGGCATAGGCAGCGTCCTGGATCACATAGTATTTTGGCAGAGCTTCGGGCGTGGCAGCATTCAAGGGATAATAGTCCCGGAGATTGGGCAGCTCCAACACATCGCCGTTCATGAGTTTGCGCCCAAACGTATCAATCATGTCATTGAAGTGGAATGTCATGAACAAGGTATCGTTGTCCAGGAACAATCCAAATTGGGTAAGATTGAAATCTATATCTTGGGCATTGTAAACCCCGCGCATGACATAGATGTCTTGGTCATAGACCCGATCACGGTTTTCCAACAGCAGCAAGTCTTGGATGTTCAGGGGACTCTGTGTATCATACACCGGTTGCGTGGCATCGGCATTGCCGGACAGCGCAGAATCTTCGCCACCGGTCTCGGGACCGAGGTATTTGTGGACATACACATCCAGGCCACCCACAGTATAACGTTCACTGATGATGCGATCTAGATATTGGTAATCTCGAGTTCTATTGGGTCTATAAAGGCTCAGGCGGGGCATAGTGCTGTATTTATGGGGCGGTTGACCAGAAATGCCAAATCAGGTAAAATACACACATGAAGCTAGAAGATTGGGACGAAATCAACGAACGGTTTTGTAAATGCCGGGGCAAAATAGACTTTTTGCCCCGGTTTGCGCGCCGGGATTGCCGGCGTATGTCCCGGGCTGTGTCAGAGATGCTGCGCCTGGCGGATCAAGAACGGGTTCATTGCCGCAGGCTCAATTGTGTATCGTCCCAGTTTGAGCACTACATGGCCCGGGCCCAAGAGGCCTTGACCAATTTTGAAGGACATGTTATATTCGCTTCTTTGATGAGGAATCCCAATGAAGAGCAAGACTGATATCAAACCCGCAAAGCCCATCATGCCCCGGGATGCCGACACCAAATACATGGGCAATGAACCCCAGTGGACCAAGCTGCCCGAAGATGACGCGGCCCGTAGGCTGGCCCAGCTGCATGCGTTTGCCTGGTATAATTATTACTGCGACAGCAAAGACGCCAAGAAGTTCGTGATCGACTGGATGGGCCGTAACGAATCCCCGGCCGCAGATTGCCAGCGCGTGGCCCGCAGCAATGAACGAAACTTCAGCACCACCCCGGGCTGGCTGTGCCGCATGAACGTCATGGGCTGGCCGCTGGATGAGCGTGAACGTCGGGTGATCGCAGATCATATCCAAGCGGCCCTGCAGCAGGGTGAGGATGATGCCCAGGTCCAAGAAAAACCCGCGGCACCGCGCCCCAATATCCAGGATCGCCTGCGCGAAAAAATGCTGGAAACCGGCGGTGATATCGAAGGCTTGTTTGACTCCATGATCTTGGCCGGTGCCAAGATGACCGCAGATATACAGCCCATGGCCATACTGCGTGAGCGCAATGTCGTGCCCCAGATGGTGGGCGAGATCGCAGCACGTTGGCGCAGCGCAGCCCTTGAGTTCCAGGAAGCGGCTCTGGGCCGCGATGCTGACTTGAGCGAAGGTTATCGTGGTTTCAACAAGATCCAGATCCGCAACATGGTGCGATTTGCCGAGCAGGTCGTGGCTGATTGTGCCAGCTACGTGCAGGTCAAAAAGGTCGAGCGCAAACCGCGCAAAAAGAAACCCGTGAGCCCGGAAAAACTCACTGCACGTTTCAAATACCTCCGGGAGTTTGCCGAGCTGGGTTTGAAATCGCAGCCGGTCACGGACCTGGTGGATGCCCAGGAAGCCTGGCTCTACGATACCCGGCATCGCAAGCTGATCTACGTAGTGCATGAAGATTTGCTGGGTTCGTTTTCAGTCAAAGGGTCGGGCTTGATCGGCTATGATACCACCAAAAGTGTGCGCAAGACCCTGCGCAAACCCAAGGAGCAGCTCAAGAGCCTCATGTCTGGGGGTGCTCCCGCTGCGCGTAAAGTGTTCAAAGAGATTCGTAGCACCGAGACCAAATTCAATGGTCGGGGCAATGCGGATATGATCATACTGCGGGTCCGTTAGCCAAAACACCGGCGCTCCTTGCTAAATATCAGCAAGGAGCCCCACATGGCTGAGCAACAACAAGATACCCTAGCAACTCTCAAACAAAATCTCATAGATTATGTAGGTCTTCAACTGGGTCGAGAGATCATAGATCTCGAACTTGATCCCGAGCACTACGAATCAGCCTATCAAAAGACCCTGGGCACGTATCGCCAGCGAGCCCAGAACGCCTATGAGGAGAGCTACAGCTTCATGTATCTGGTCAAGGATGAAAACATCTATCAGCTACCCCAGGAAGTGGTATCGGTACGCCAGATCTTCCGGCGCACATTTGGTGATGCCACGGGTCCTTTCGCATCAAATTTTGACCCCTTTGCCCAGGCCAGCCTGAATGTATATCTCATGAACTTCAATGTGGCCGGTGGTCTGGCCACTTATGATTTCTACAGCCAATACGTGGAATTGGCCGCCAGGATGTTTGGTGGATACATCAACTACACCTACAACCCCGTGACCAAAAAACTGCAACTGATCCGTGATCCCAAGGGCAGCAACGAAGCCATACTGCTATGGACCTATAACCTCAAGCCTGAGATCAACCTCTTGAGCGATTTCCAAATTTCGCAATGGATCCGGGATTACATGGTGGCCAACTGCAAGATGATCATAGGCGAAAGCCGGGAGAAATTCGGCACCATCGCCGGTCCCCAGGGCGGCGGAACGCTGAATGGTACTGCCATGAAGTCTGAAGCCCAGACACAGATGGATGCCTTGCTCGAACAACTCAAGAATTATGTGGATGGTTCGGCCCCCATCACTTGGGTAATCGGATAAAATAGATAACCTGGGTAGTTGGATAAATAAAAGTATGAAACAAATACTTTTAGATATCATCAACAACGATAGTTCTTATAACAAATCGGCTACTAGATATCTTTACAAAACACATCCAGATCTTTGGCAACAGATTCTACGCCACACGAGTTTCTTGCCGACATCGGCTAAGCCTAAGCAAAGAATCTGGCATGTGATCAATGAAGTTTATAGTCGACCTCTTTGTCCTATTGCAGGTATTGAACTCAAGTGGTGGGAAAACAGATATCTGACTACCTCAAGCCCTAGTGCTAAGATTCGATTACAACATCGGCGAGGAGATTTTGCCAACGGTCATACTCTGGAAAACAATGAGAAACGCAGACAAGGAAATCTCAAAGCTGTAGCCAGAGGCAGAAAATATAGATCAAAAGACACTTATACCTCCGAACAAACAGCAAAAACTAAACAAACATTTTTGGCAAGATATGGCGTTGATAATTTTTGTAAAACCGAAGAACATAGAAAAAAAGCATCAGACAGAAGAATTGCTAATGGTGCAACACCCAAACACCTAAGATCTCTTCGCAGAATATATTATGATGCGGTTTGGAGATTTACTGAAAACAGTTGGCGAGACTATTTTGATCAAATCAATCCAGCTCGACTCAACCGCTCACATAACGCACTAGACCACATCTATAGCATACAACAAGGATTTAGAGACCACATACCACCCTATATTATAGGACACTGGACCAATTTAAGAATTATCAGTCTGAGTGAAAATAGCATCAAAGGCATGCGTTGTGACAAGACTCAAACGGAACTTTTTGGCGACTTTTTTGCTTGTGTTTGAATAACATTTATACTATAATCGCATCATGGCTGATGTCATGATCGATATTGAAGGGCTAGGCACCGGACCCGACGCTACTATACTAACTATTGCCGCGGTTGAGTTTGATCCCTTGACCCGCGACAAGTTGGGGCGCCAGTATTATGTGCGCGTAGACATGGAGAGCCAGGCTGATCGCCGGATCGAGCAAGGCACCCTGGAATGGTGGGCCACACAACCGCGAGCCATACGTGACGATGCATTCCATGAACAAGGTCGCCTGACTCTGCGCGAGTCCTTGGAAGGCCTGACACGCATGGTCTGGCATGCCCGACACATCTGGGCCCAGGGCCCATGCTATGATATGACTATACTGGAGCATGCCTACAAGAGCCTGAACATGGCGCTGCCCTGGAAGTATTTTTCGGTGCGCGATAGTCGCACCTTGTTTAGCCTCGCCCCCAGCCTGGAACGCTATCCGGCCAGCCACAACGCCCTGGAAGATTGCTGTTGCCAGATATTGCTGTTGTGGGATGTCCTGGA